CTCTGACCATCGTGGTTTTAGGGTTTGCGGCCGCCATCCAGATGGTTTGTTACATCAGGATTTGGCACTTGCGCCGTAGTTCCCGCTTCGTTGGCTCGACCACCCAGCCAGTTGGCGCCTTCAAGGGCCCTTTCGGTAAGCAGTACTACAGACCTCATGTCGGAGGTCAGCTCTACGAGATAGTACCCAGCAAGATTGTGGTTGAGCAAGGCGGCTCCATCGAGACCGGCAAGCTCGACCTCGTTCTTGTACCTTGCTCGGAAGAGCGTGATGAGTCGATACTCCCAGGCTCAAGCCTGGCACGCCCATGCATCCAGTCCCCTGGCTACCTTGTCCAGATAGGCCTTCCCGAGGCCGGGGACGATGTCACGATTCTTGGAGCGGGGGTGCGGCTGGGACAATACCTCATCACCGCACGTCATCTTTTTGAGAAATCTACGATGGCCGGCTACCGTAGCCCGTATGTCACTCTCATCAAGAATGGGTTCAAGCAGACCAGTAGGCTTCCAGAGCCTATAGCCTGCCCAGTGCCTTCAGGCACTGACACATCGTGCTCATGGCTCGACCTCGTTGCCTACGATCTAGGGGACACTCCGTTCTCCGTGATCAAGGCAAAGTCTCTGCGTATGTCGGACCTTCAAGTCTACGCAGACTCGACTCTCGAAGTCTACGGCCAGCCAGGTGACAAGCTTCTAGTGTCCACAGGAGCTGTCATCCCTGACGATGCTCTTGAGGCCTCTAGAGGTGTTTTTAAACACACGGCCAACACAGTCAGCACCTTCTCAGGATCCCCTGTTGTGATCTCACGCTCAGGGTCCCTCAAGATGGTTGGGCTCCACCTTTGCGGAGGAGACCGTGCCAACTACGGCATAACCAGCTCTGCCATAATGGCTTTCTTGAGGTACCACAAGGAGTTTGCTCAGTGGGTCACCCCTTCCTCCTCTTCTAGGATCTTCCGCACTCTGCTGCCCAAGGGCTTGGAGGAAACTCCTCTGGAAGATGAGTCTCGTCAAGGCAAGCGTAGGTTTGCCCATTTCGACTATGGGGCTTTCTATACTTCTGAAGAGGAAGAGAGGAACAAGGAGGAGGAGCGCATCAAGAGCTACCATTACGGTGACACCGAAGGCATGGCGCTGGGGTTGAATCCTAGCCGCAAGGACATCTATGACGACAGCAAGGTCGCAGATGTTTCCAAGCAACCGTCTCCGCGTACAACACCGGAGAGCATCCCCAAGTGCCCGTCACCGAGCACGAAACTGGATAGGCCGTGCCGAATTCCTCGGCATCTCATCGAAGGTGCTACGATCGAGGAGTCTGTCAGCAAGGCAGCACCGGCCAGCCAGTGGCCCAAGTCCGCGCTCCCCTTCCACAATGGGGAGAAACACACGTGGGCTAAGACCACTAAAGACACTCGTGATCCTCTGGACGCGCGGGACCTCACCGAGCAGGAGGCTTGCTCACTTCAGACTTACTTCCTAGAAGATGAAATCACCGCTCTCGACATGCTCGTGGGCGTCGGCGCTCGCTCTCTGCTGCGCCTGCCTGCCTTCGCCGAGTTCAACCGGTACATCAACGCCGGCAACATCAACTTGGATCCCGAGGCCGTCTCCAAGTACGGAGCTCCCAACCTCCTTGACAAGAAGAAGAACCTGCACGCTTACCCTTGTGGCACTTGCAGTCGAACCAACGGCGTCAAGAAACGGAGATGCGACTTCCCACCAGCCTACCTCGAGGCCCTCAGGTCCCTCGGGCCGAAAGGCCAGGAAGCTGCCTCGAAGATTGAGGGCTATCGCCGCCCCCCCAGTGGCTCCAGTGACATTTTCGACTCACTTGCGGGCCAGTGTGGCCGCCAGAAACCTGGTAACTGGGATACCCTCTGCGCACAGCCCCTCTTCGAGCAGAAAGTTGAAGCCTTCTGCTCCAACTACAGCGTGGTTCCGAGCTTCACCGACACTTCTGTGTCTGCTCACGTCGACCGTTATGCCGACAACGCTGATGGTGATAAGAGCGCTGGCTGGTCCAGCCGTTACAGGGCTGGCAACAAGTCAGCGTGGACCAGATCGGCTGAGGGAAGGGACCTGTTAGCGTATCTTGTGTCATGCAGGCTCGCCCTCCGTGTTGCGGAGGGCCCCAACCTCCATTACCTCTCCGCTGAGGACGTCGTTCGCTGTGGTCTGAAAGACCCTGAAGACTGTATTGTTAAGGATGAGGTTCATATGCCGGAGAAAGCCGCAGCTCGCAGGTGGCGCCTGATTTGGATTACATCCATTGTCGATGCCGCGACGCAAGAACTGTCGCACCATGGTCAGAATAAGATGGATATAATGGATTACTCCATCGGCCGCCTTAACGTCCAAGCCGTCGGCTTGGGGCACCATGATGATGGTATTGCCCGACTTGGAGAAGCTTTCGACAAGAT